GTCCGGAGCCTGCGGAACGTAGCAAATGATCTTTTTTAGGGTTTAATCCCTTAAGAGACCATTTCATGAAGGCAGAATGACCAGAAATAGGGTCATTCTGTTCCTTGATGTAAGGAACATATCCCTTAACTAAGGGGATATGTAAGTACTTGCACCACTTGGTTACAGTTAGGGGCTTATCGAACCTAACGTACCCAATACATGAGGCTGTATCAGAAACAATGGGGATTTCATATCTGCTGATCGAGCGGATATGGTCCTCTATTGCTTGACAAAAGTTGAAGAAACCAGCATTATACAGCTGATTCGACAGCTTTATCATTGATACAATACCTGCTGAGTCCCGACTGCTACTTGGTGGCATACGACGAATATAAGAAGGTGTAACTTCTACACCATCGTATGCATCCAACCCGCAAGATTCTCGAAATTTTCCTCTCGAGAATGACTTGCTGGCACTAACCTTGAGACCAAAGGTTTCAAGGGCAGTGATAGCAGCAGGTACACCGTCTACGGGGATGATTAAATCATCACCATAGACGTAGATGGACTGCCGAACAAGTTCGATAGCCCATCTCCTACAAGGTAGGCCTAGCCTTTTTAGCTCACTGTAGACAAGTATAGTAAAGAAAACCATACTTTCTATAGGGAAGCATAGGGCCGAACCCATAGACGCAAACTTACTGATATGGAGAGTTACTCCGTCAGGAAGTTTGGCACTCGTAGAACGACATGCAAAGATAGCATCCCTTAAAATAGGGTTGCTTCTTAACATTCGATAAACGAGTATCCTACTAACACGATCACTGGCATCCTTCAGGTCGAGAGTAGCAAATTTGCCATCTCGAGATGAAGAAAGTGCTAGTGATCGGTTTACACTTTGATTCGTAAAGTTCAAATGACCTTTTGTGAGAGGCATTTGTTCAATACAATCAACGAGAGGCTGCATAAGAGACTGCTGTGTATATTGCATACAAGCAGGCTCTATTGCAATGACTCTTGGTGCTTTAAGCGTCTTAGGAACGAAGACAACCCTAACGGGTGGCTCTTCTTCCGGACTCAAGAAAGCTATCCGATCGCACTCTTCAGAGAAAGCACTGCTATTTGCATAGCAGAAACTATCACTGGGGAAGTACGGTTCGAGTCTAGAGTGCCATTGTTGCCAATTGTACTTCTGATTAGGAAGTACCTTGACAGCAGTTACACCTGGACCATGATTGGGAATAAGGGATCCTGAGACAATACTCTCGGTTAGAGAATATAGTCCAGAAGACCAAATAACATCAGACACAGTGCCAAAATTATCAAAGGCAACAGTGTCAAATGTTAACTCCCAGTCTAATAGCTCCTCTTCCACTTCCTTATAATTCCCGATAGCAGCAAGTTCGCGCTCACCTGTACAGGGGAGCTCGATTTTCTTAAACATGCGACAAACTTGTCGAATGCAAAGAATAGCTGTTACGGAAGGTCGAGGAAGTAGCCTACCATTGTCGTCGAACACTTGGCGGATCATACCTGAAAAAAGTTTCGGGATTGAACCATTCTTTCCAAACGAACGGAAGGAACCATGGCCAATATGACCAAGCTCCAGAGATCTTTCGAAATCTGAAGCAAAGTCACCGAGAGTAATCGTTAAAAACGATAAACCCTCGTGTTCGACACGACTAGAGATCGTTTCAAAATCTCTAGTGGTGGTGGTACCACACTTAGCCTTACAATCAAGTAAGGCAGCTTGGAGAAGCTTCATAAGGCTTTTCATGTTTGCTCCGTGTTATACGGGGTTAAACATCCTTAGCACTATGAAGAAGGTTAAGAAGTTGTGCTGGTCGAAACCAGCACAAACCTCTTAGCGAATCTCGGCCCCGAATAGGGCGACACAGAGGCCGTGTATCATTTGTAGGATAAAACCTACAAGGGATACATGCGATGTGCCGCCAGAATCAGGGATCAAGATTCACCCGCAACGATACGCTCCAGCCTGTCCATATCGACAGTGGTTTCCGTGATGCTCGGGAAGAGTACACCAAAGTACTCTTTCAGGAACGTCGCGACATCACCGTCGGTAGTGAGCAGCAGGTGGCGATCGATAACGAGCGAGATGGTTGTCTTGTTGTCGACATTTTGATTGTCGTCAAAAGGCGAACCAGCAAGCGCGTTGATATCCATCTTCACGTTGGATCTGCGACGTCCGTTGGATTCGGAGTGCTGAATCGTGGTTTGAACACGATAAGAACCCCATCCACCGGAGTAGACAGATTTACCGTCTCCTCGACTCACGGCAATTTGATTGCCGGAGAGTTGGAAAGAAGAATCGATATCAAGTGGGTCTTCAAGCATAGTAAAGGCTCCTTCAAGTTTAGATGCTGGTCACACTAGCTAGGAAATGAAATTATTCCTAGAAAGACCTAGTGAAACCAGTATTGCGTATTGGCGAGCCGAAAGGTCGTCAATATGCAGTCCAAAACCAAAAGGTGAAGCGGCTACTCTCTCCTTTCTTTCCTCAACAACTTCAGTTATTAAGGAAACAGGAGGGATACGTACCAGATCACTTTGTTCACCCCAAGGGTTAACATAGGTCGGGTACGTAGTCATATAATACCCCGTTGTCTTACGATAACGACGCATTATATAGGCGTAGTCGATAATGAGGTCAGCTATACCGTTGGAAGACAGATTGGTGATAACATCACCGATGTTACCAAACCAGTCGATCAACCACGACCATGGCATAACCTCCCATAACAAGGCAGGTGTAGGATTGAGACCGAATAAGGCTAAACGAGCCTTATCGTTCCAATGGTTATCGGAGTTATAGAACATATAGTATCTAAAACGCCCGTTAGCCCATATATCAGTATATGCCATAACCTTTCTTGTACACTTAGAACCATGATGATTAATGGTATTGTCAACAGTCTCACCCCAACCATTCGGGTAAACCCGAAGCTGGTGAAGGGGCTGAGGTATGTCTTCAATAGTATCGACATCATGGGTTAAGGAAATCCTCCTACGGACAGGCTTCCCGTTATCTCTAACGAGTTGCCGAATGCGTGAATCAACGGATTGCCAGGTTTTATACATATCCTGGAGATCTTTGACGAAGGGTTTCCACCCAAATTCCGCATTGAGATATTCAGAACCCAGGGCTTTAAAAAACCCTGCTTTTGTAAACATCTTAAGCGGAAGCTTGGGCAAGTCATGAAGCTCAACAAGAAATTGACCGACGTTCGCGCTAGGTCTTAGCGGGGACATACGAGCAATAGCTGTTGGTCCATACGAGGAGAGATCCTGAGACGGAAATACCATAGCGGTATATTTCGTGTCGAGAAACTCTTTCGTAATGGTTTTAGGGACAAGGGAAAGACAGTCAGAAGAACCGTCAATCCCAGGTCCACTATAGCTCTCACGAAGAAGCAAGGAAGTACTGTCTTGTGGTCTTTTGCTTTCCCAACTACGGGTTGCAAGAGACCGACGAGCAGAAAACCTTGTCATCATGAAAGGGCCACCCTCTTTATAAGGAGGGCCCTTATGACTTACAGAACTAAGTGTTTCTTTACAGCCAAAGCTGTACGCAAAGTCAACGTCTGACGTCCTCGAGTGAGGATTCCCAAAAGTGTCAAGGTAGTCTTCTACACTTAACGCTAAGGGAACCGCACCTGAGAAACGATAGCGAGTCTTTGTGTACTGGTTAAATGGCATGTAAAGCTTCTCTTTGGATGGTTGGACTGCAGCACCGAAGGGTGCCGGGTTGTGTACCATACACTAGGGGTCCCGTAAGGG